GACAGCGCCGTTGTTATCGACGTTGCAGAACAGGTTTCCGTCAGAGGTGATGACATATCCGCCGGTAGGGCGCTCTGAACGTCCCTGCCAATAGAAGGCGAATGGCGCATTCGTGACGGGAAACAGCGGACCAGCATCAGCGCTCGCCACGTTCGGCCGAGTCTGCGAGTTAATGACCGTGGCCGTCGTCGTAAGATAGCGTTGCTGCGTCGGGATATTGAGCCCTGAAATGGTGGTCGAACACATTTGGCAGAAATCGACTGTGATCTGATCGCCTGATGTCCCCATCGTAATTTGGGCGACCGGGTTCAGATTGTTCTGCGTTGCGAATTGCTGCGTGTAGCCAGTCGTCAATCCGGCGGTGATGTCGGTCTGGGTAACGCCAGCATCGAGGGAAAGCTGGACGGTCCCAGTGCCCGTTACCCTCTTGATATCGACGGAGAACACGCGCTGGACTGCGGTTGAGGTAATGGCCTGGCTGACCGTTCCGCCGTTCGCCGTCGCGGTCAGGAGCGTCGCCGAGTTGGATGCACCATCCGCGCCAACCTGGGTCTTCGCGGCGGTGACATTGGTCTTGGTCCAGACCACGTTGGTCAGGTCACGATTCCACAACAGGGAATTCGTACCCGACATATAGGAGAATACACCCCTGTCGGTTCTGCGGAGGCCGGCCGCAGCTTGCGCGACGAGCACACCGGCAGCATTCGGCACATAGACAACGGTGGTGTTCGACGGATCGCGGAAGAAGCGACCATCATTGTTATTGTTGCCGTAGGGCTGCGTGCCGCCTTTGGCTGTTCCCGCTACAAAATCGATGTCATACGTGAAGTCGGCGATCGTGCCAGTCAGCGTGATACCCCACAACCCGGTCATGGGTCCGTATAGGGGGTTCCTTATTGGCGAATGGACCGGCGAACGAATAATCGTCACTTCGCAGCCGCCATGCGCAGCTTAGCGAGAATAGCCCCTGCAACGCGCTGGCCGGCCTCGGGCGACCCGTACTTCTTGCCAGCCTTGGCGGCAATCTTGCCAAAGGCTTTGCCTTTCTTGCCGATGTCCTTGCCGGCAGCGGCCTGCTTGGCGGAGTAGGATCGCTTGGCCATGGTAGCGGTCCTTTAGGCGGCGGGCGCCGACTGCGGCAGAGCGGCAATCACCGCATCAGCCTGAGCCTCGATGTCGGCGGCCTGAGCCTGCGCGGCCGCATCAGCGGCATTGGCTGCGTCAAGCGATGCCTTGACGGTGGCATTCTCGGCCTTGAGCTGGTCGTTCTCGGCCTGGATAGAGGCGGCATTCGCCAGATCGGTGCTGAGCTTGGCAAACGCAACTGCGATGGTTGCCATCTTGGTGGCGAGGCTGTCGAGATTCACGGGCACGGCGGTTTTCCTTCTGAAGAAGTGTTTGAGGTATGAGGAGAGGATGGACATCAGCCGAACTCTTCCAACATCTCGGCGTGGCTGCGCAGCAGCCGGATCAGATCCGCCATACTCATGCTGGTTGCGCAGAGATTGATGCTGCACTCAAGGAAGCGCTCGGACTGCTCGCGGTGGAACTGCTCTGCAGCCCGCTCTGCTATTTCGGTGATGGCGCGGGGCTCAGGCATTAGTGCTTGGCGAGATAGGCGCGGATTTTCGGATAGCGCGCCATGATTTCCTTGCGGAGCGCATCGAGATTTTTCATATGGCGGTGGCTCCTGATGGGCTTTGCCGGCGGCGAGCGCTTGGCCCTGCACTTATCCGTGGCAATGCCATTCATGGCGATGCCCGATGACCGGCAAACTTTGGATTTTTGGCAAAGATATGGATTGGGCGCGGATGGTGAATTTCCGCTTGAAGGTCGGGACGCGTCCCAGTCGCCCAAATCACCCTGCAGAAAACATAGGGCATTTTTATTTCTGTGGCAATCCCCTATGCAACCATCTTCACGGCGTCCATCGGAACGGACATTTCCAGGCTCTGGACGAGCATCTTGAGGCGCCCGTCCCTATCAGATCCCGTCACGAAGCCCACGCGGCCCTCTGCTGGACCGCTGACGATATCGACAAAGCTGCCGGGCGGGAAAAGTCCGCTGGCCTTCCTGCGTGGGAGACGGCGAGCTGCGGCTTCTCTCTGCTCGATGAGCTTGTGAAGCTTGGCCTCTGCCTCCGCTTCCATCACGCGCAGCATTTCGATTTCACCGGCGGGGATTGCCATCGGCCTACCCTGATTGCGAACAATGCTGGCGATGCCGGCTGTTTCTTCGAGGCGTACCCAATCCTCTACATCCTTGACGAACACATATCCGAGGAGAAGGGCGAAGCGGCGGGGCTTCCACAGGTCGGTCTTCTTGCGATCGCGGACCAGACGGCGCTCGACAGGCATGTAGTAGGAAAAGCCCTCGTTCGACAAAGCGCGCTCTATGGCCGAGACGTTCGGATCAAGGCTGGGGACGATGCGATAGCCCTTGCCTCTTGGCCTGCCATCGGCGCCTAGCGATGTCGGCTCGACCACGTATTCGCGTTGGGGGAGTTGTGCTCCCGGCATAGTCCTCGCAGCATACCACGTCATTAGGCTTGTCCCGTTGCGGTTCGATTTAGAGGATGTCTGCCTGCTCTTTGGTGAGGCGCGGTATTTCACCGGACTGGCGGTTTACCGTGATGACGCATTTGACGATGGCGTCGAAGTGCGGGCCAAGCTCGATCAGATCTTGCAGATCCTCGATCTCCTCGATGTAGTGCGTGACGAGTTGACCGCCCTCCTCGCTCCGATATTCGATGTCGGCCCGCCACCGCGATTGACCCGGCTCCTGCGGCCCAGCCTGGCCGCCACCGCGTGGTTTGAATTCGATGATCTCGCTCATGCCATGCTATCCTTTTTACGCTGCCTGCCTTCGCCAAATCTTCTCATGCTGGAACCCGATTTCTCGCAGCATCGGATCGCGGTTGACGAAGCTGATGATGCTGCACCGAGTCCGACCCTCATAACGAAGCGCTATTTGCGCTGCCGTCAGGCCTCTCTTGAGAAGATTGGCTATTTCCGTACGCTCGACACAATTCCACTGACGCATATGAAAACACTCCTTAGAAAGGGATCTCGTCGTCCAGTTCGCGCGCGTTACCGCCGCTGGCCTGCCCGTAGTTCTGCTGTTGGTTTGCCGGTTGCGATTGTTGCTGCGGCTTGGGTTCCTTGCGCTGGAACGAAAGGCTCTGGAATTTTCCCTTGGCGCCTTCCTTAGTCCAAGCGGAGACCCAATAATCCACGCCGTCGATCATCGCCGACCCCTTGGCGTGGGGATGCGAATCCTTTTCGCGGCGGTCATTCTTGAAGAGGGTGCCGGAATTATCTTTTTGCTCGTATGCCACTATGCTGCCTCGCTTTCGCTATGCGGCGCGATAGGCAGGAAGCGCCTATCCCAGACGCCGCGATCAAATGAAGAATGATACCGGTAGGTGTCCTGGTCGAACCAAAGCCCGACCTTTCCCTCGAAATCCCCGTTGCGCTGCTTCGCAACGTTCAGGATGACGCCCGGCTTCTGGTTTAGTTCAGCCTTCAGCGCTTCCGTCTCGGCCGCCTGAATCTCTTCCTCGTGCCTGCGGTTGCGCCATACCGTAAGTATGTTGAAGGCGTTGGCGCCGATCTCCATCGCGCCCTTGATGTCTTCAGTCTCGGGAGCTCCCTGCCCTTTCTCGCCCTTCCTGGAGTGGGCGACGAGATGAAGATGAACTTCGTGCTGGACGGCCCAATCAACGAGCTGGAAAACTGCCTTCTCCTGCCCGGTGTAGTCGTCCGCAGCGATACCCAGGCGCATCAGGCTATCGATGACGAATTGATCGCAGCCATATTTGGCACGGGCGTAGTCGAATATTTCCAGCAGGGCACCAACACCGGCCTTCCCGACGCGCTCGTATATGAGAAGGCCGGCATCGAGCCACCCGAGAATGCGCTCGATGTATTGCGCTGTTGGCCGATCGACACCACCGGTTTGCTTGGACATGCGGCGGAGCGTCTGCTCGCCCTTCATCTCAAGGCTGGCAAGGCAAATGCGGCTGCCTTGCTTGATCCAATGCGGAATACAGTCGGAAATGATCTGGCTCTTGCCCGACCCTGAAGCCCCGCTCCAAAGCGTGACCTCTGATTTACGGAAATAGATCTTGTCCGACAGTTTAGAGTACGGGACGGTGTAGCCCGGCCTATCCTCGTGCGTCGGCCAGAAGAGCTGTATTACCTTGTCGGTGTAATCGCTCGCCCGCTTCAGGCCCTCAGGGTCAAGGTTCTTTGCAGCAACAATCGCCGCGTCCATTGCGGCCTTGGTTACGCCCCCCACGAGGCAGTCGTTGGCGTCCTTGCGGGGCAACGAAACGCGGTAGCAGCGATGCCGGCCAAGCCGGGAAGCAATTTCGTTTGCCGCCTCGTCGCCCGGCTTGTCCATGTCGGTGGAGATGTAGATTCTTTCGAACCTCTCCAGGCGATCGAACTCGCTTTCAATCCATTGCTGCTTTGCGCCTTTGCCCCCACCAAACGGGACAGACAATGCGCTGTAGCCATAGGCCGCCCAAGATAGCGCATCAATCTCGCCCTCGGTGATGACGATATCGCGGGTATGATCCGAGACTGCCTGCCAGCCAAACAGAACCGGCTCGCAATCCGCAGCAGTCGGCTTCGGCTTGGCCCCATCTTCTGCCTTGCGCGATTTAGCCAGTGCCAAGCTGCCATCAGGAAGAAGGAACGGAAAAATGATCTCGTCCCCATTCGATGCCACCTTGTACTTCGCCAGCACCTCTCCCGGTATGTTCCGGTCCTCGCGAAGATAATCCAGCGGCTGGCCCTGGATCGCCGAACAGGTCGGCTTCTTTGGCCGCGTAAATGTCCTGACGGGTTGGCGGTACGGCTCCGGTCGCGAAAGACCAAGCCAGTTGCGAGCGGCGTCGAGCGCTTGCGGGAGCGTGCCGCCCTTGACCGCTATCCATAAATCCAGCAGATCCCCACCTTCGCCGGTTGAGAAATCCTGCCATATGCCAGCCTTGA